AATACTCAATTTGCTCTGCCGGATGTTCATCCAATAATTGACACGCACGATGGCCACGTTGTTGGTTGTTGTGCTGTGATTGGTTCATATTTCACAGCCCCCGCTCATGTCATGAAAGAATTTCCAAGTTGTGCCATTGTTAGTCGTCTGGATGCAAAACCCAGTCCGCAACATTATAGCATGGAAGTTTTGGGTATGGCTGATTGTGGGGACATTCAACGTTTGCGCAAGCCGGGGGTTCCTTGTAAAGCCTGGCCAGTGCAACGTTTGAGAGCTCCACGTGAAAATGAGGCTTTAATTTTTGTTTCCATCGACCCACAAGATAGGAAGACGGCGAAGTGCTCTTATGGAGTTGCTATACGTCCGATTTCTATGGATGTCGGTGGAGTTGGGAAGGGTCTCCTTATGTTTGGCTTTACGGGAACTACTTTTAATCATCAGTGTGGTGGTGTTTACATCGCACAGCAGGATGGTTACTTAGTTGGTTTTCATGGAAGCGGAACGGCTGGAGATGGTCCCAATTACTTTTATCCCGTTACACAAAAAACAATTGATTCTTTTCAACAAGTTCCTCCTTCCAAATCTTTGAAGCAAAAACCTGAAGGTGTCTTATCCTCCAGTGCTGTTGAGTCTGTTTACACGGCTTCGAAGGTGGCTCCTGGTCCTGATGGTAAACGAATGATTTTAGTTCGTCCTCAGGGCAATGAGACTCCTGCCGATGCTCTTGCACGTGTTAAGGCTCAACACGGAGATTCGGTGGATTATTTTGTGGATGACCGGTATGATCCCAAGAGGAGAAAAGCAGAAAGCTCCAATTCTAATGAAGATGATTCTATCATTTTTAATACGAAGTCGGAGATGGATGCTTTTTTATTAGGACGTACGCAACAGTAGGGGTGGCTGCTGCGCTTAATCGGTACCCAGAGAGTATTGGAACTTGTATTATAGATGATGATTGTGTTTCTGGTAGGAAGTACCAGCTGTATTTTTCACACCTTTCTTATTGTGGTAGGGTTGCGCGAACGTTTAAAGCAAAGTCGTATCGTTGGACTTCTCAGATTGTTGATGATTTTGTTAGGTTTGATGAGCCTATGGCTGATTGGACTGATGAATTCAAGATAGTCAAGAAGAACTTGGTTGGTGCGTATAATTCCTTGGTTAGATTTGATCATGCTGATTTTAAGTGTGATGATCGTCTTTGGGATATTGCGTATGATTGGCTTTATCGTGAGTTCTTTCCTATCATGAGTGGATCTGTAATTTATGATTATGACACTGTACGCGAATATATGGTTGACGACACGTCGCCTGGTTTCCCTATGTCAGTTAAATATCCAACTAAGGCTGCTTATTTGAAGTCTCAGGATGGTTTCTTTAACAATTTTCACTGGGATTGTCTTGGTTCTGATGACCCGATTATTACTTTTGATGCTGTTTCAATAAAAGTTGAACTTCGTTCAAAAGCAAAGGTCGATTCTGATAAACCTCGTACAATTATAGCTGAAGATACTGATGATAGTGTAGCTGGACAACGTTTGTTTTTAGATCAGAACATTCGTATGAATTCTCACCACCTCGAAGCTTCGAGTTGCGTTGGATTGGACCCTTATCATGGTGGATGGCATCGTTGTTGTATCAAAATGTCGGTTCACCCCAATTCCTTCGAGCTTGATGGCAAAGAGTATGATGGGAGATTTCACAACAGAGCTCAGAGTAACATTTGTAGATTTCGTAAAGCTTGTTTGGCAGTTGAATATCGAACTAAGGATAATTTAAAAAGAATTGACAATTTCTACAATCGTATGAAGGGTGGTTTTTTGGTGCAAGTTGATGGTCGCGTGTATTTGAGGACGACGGGGGAAACCTCAGGTAACTCTAATACTGTGAATGACAACTCACTCAAAAATCGCCAAGATATGACGGTTTTATATCTAATGTTAGTTCCGAAGAAATATCATTCTTTCGAGATGTTTAACAAGCACGTATCTCTTGTTATTGTCGGTGATGACGTGAATCTTTCCGTCAGTGATGAGATTCTTCCTTTTTTCAATGCGAAAAACATTATTGCAATTTCTTCTTCTATTGGTATGGAGTATGAAACACCCTGTGCTGATCCAAGACCATTTCATGATACTTCCTTTCTTTCTAGTCGTTTCGTCCTTAGGCGTTTCGGTGAGATTGAAATGTATGTTCCTGTTTTGGATTGTGTCAAAACTAAGTGTTCTATGCTTCATGGCAATGAGAAAGGGGACGTTCTTTCATTGATTCAAAGAGTTTGTAATATGCGCATTGTATCTTTTGGTTGTGTCGATTGTTTTAGTTGGTTTGAGCGTCTTGGGGATTACATTCGTAAAAGGTTTACTAGCGACCCTGTTGCTCGCTCGTCAGCGTGGGCCAAGGCATGGTCTGGCTGGTTGCCTGAACATGAGTTGGTACGTCTGTATACCGGAATAGAGTCATCGCCCGCGCGTGGCTTTATTGTTGTTCCTCCCGAGATCTCTCCTTCTTTTTTTCGTTTTGACACTTCTGACCCCTTTTCAAACTTTTCTTTGCTACACCGTTTTAAAAATGCCAAGAACCGAAGCCCAGAAAGCTGCCCGAAAACTTCGCAAGAAGAAAGCTCGTGAGTCAAAGCACGCGTCTTCTTCTGCTGTTTCTTCTTCTATGCCTAAGAAAAAGAAACAAGGTAAAGGCAACTTCATTTCTGGTCACGGTGATTACAAGTCTGAGTCAAAGACTGGTAAGTGGATTTCGAAGGCTGGTGGCTTAGCTGGAGATTTGTTTGATCATATCTTTGGAACTGGTGATTATCAACAAGCGGTTCAAGATAGTAGACATAAATTCAATTATAATACTCTTATGGATGCGTCAGGTCCTCCTAAGTTTATTAATATGACTACTACCCGCGGCACTCGTTTCATTCATCTTGAAATGTTTAGCTCTCTCAACGGCACAACAAATTTTTCGTTGACTGAGTTCGACATAACACCTGTAAATTCTAACCTTTTCCCATGGCTTTCTCTCCAAGCGACTGGTTTTGATGAGTACATTCTTCACGGAGTTGTATTTTATTTTAAACCCACTTTTATCACGGGGAATTTGGCCACCGGGAGTGTAACCATGTCAACTCAATACAACCCGACGTCTCCTCCTTTCACTTCCATAATTGAAATGGTTAGTAATGAATTTGGAGTTTCTGGTTCTGGTGCTTCTCCTCTTGTTCATGGATTGGAGTGCGCTAAAAATCAGTCTTCTGGTTATGTTTTTGACATGCCTGGTCCTGTTCGAGCTGGTGCTGTTGTCGACTTGAAAAATCTTCAAATCGGTCGATTCTGTGTTGCCACTCAAGGGCAAGGTTTTACCACCGAGCTTGGGGAACTTTATGTTACTTTTGATATTGAGTTTCTCAAGCCAAAGTTGTCATACCCTGTTACTGTTCAGTCTCTTCCTTTGACTGACACCACACTTGCCAAATCTTCTGGTTGTTGGTGGTCAGCCGTTGGTCCTGTTTTGGATGTTGGATTTATGACATCTTTGCAATCATCACGTACTGCACTTAATCGTTGGAGTTTCATCACTTCTGATCCCCTTGCTACTAATGGGAGCTCGTTGACTTTTAACGATGTTCGCCTTTCTGGCAGGTCCGTTCAGATTGTTGGAATTTGGGTTTGTACGTCTATGTCTGTTTCTGCTACCTTCTCAGCTGGTTTGAATGTTAGTGGTCTTGTCAATGGTGCTTTGAACAGCACAAATTCTGGCTCTGCTCGTGCTGTCATGAATTTCAATGCTGGTCCTGGCCCTTGGACTATTAACATGCCTTCCTTTGCTTGGGCTGGGAATGCTCAAACGTTCTTGTATGTCACTCTCACGGCGTAGAGTGTGATTGTGTTCATTTGCGGCTTGTCTAGCCGCTTTGAGTGTGTGTTGCTTGTCTCTTGTTGTTTGACTCGAGGTTTTGTTTTTTACCTTGAGATGTTCGGCAGCTTGGTGGTGGGCCTTTCGGGCTGTTGCGTTATGACTTTGTCTGTACGCTTCGCTTAAAGATTGGCTCACATGTGAGTGATTCACTTCGTGTGTCCTTGTCTCCATTTTCATTTGTTGGTTTTTATGTCGTTTAGCTGGCGTGTGGTTGAAACACAGATGATGTTGGAGCGTCGCTGCCTGGAGGGGTCCAGGTTCTCGCGGTGGCCATAACTTCTGGCGCAGTAGGTTACACGTTCGTGGAATGACTTTTCCGATTTTTGAAAAAAAAAA